GTAGCTGCGCTAGGCAGTGTCAAGGTGCCTGACCCTGATCCGGTCCACAAGTACATTTTGGCGCGGTCTGAATCGCCTGCAATGTAGTTTGAATTAAAGTTGGTGATCGGCACAGACTGAGACAACAGCGTGCCCACAGCCACAATGCCAGTGCCTGCCAAAGCAGATGCATTAGCAGTAGATACCGTGGCTCCAAATTGAAGCGATTCCCACAAACCATTTGTGGTGGTGTTGTCTGTCAAATAGACTTGCCAAACCGTTCCAGCGGCAATTGAAACAACTTGCGTGCCGCCAGCGTTCTTAACTACAAAAGTTTGAGCGCCTTGGTTGTTGAACAGTATGGTGTTGCCAACGCCACTTTTTTGCGCGTCTGGCAAAAAGATTGACCGCCCTGCGGTAGTGGCCGTTACATCAATGATGCGGGTCGCAAGATTGGTGCTGGTGCTAGTTTCCTCGGGCCAACTCAGCGTCACATCCGTAGTAGTCAGCGTGATAGCGCTATAGCTAATCTCGCTCGGGTAAATGTTTGCGCCACCAAAGACGTCTGTGTAGATAGGCATTACGCTTCACTCCTATTTGCTGAGCGGTCCATGATGCGCTTGAGGTCTTCGCCATTGAGAGCCTGCGCCGCACGGTCATACATCATCTGCCACGTCTGGATACGCTCGTCTTTCTTAAGAAACGGGGTAGCCTCAAGCAAGGTTGCATACAGCAACACATCAGGGGCGTATTCAGTGAGATAGTTGGTTTGTAAGTCATCGCCCAAAAGGGCGGGTTGTTCGTAGTACAAAATCTCAAGAGTTTGTACCGTAGAAGGTGTTGGGGTGATCAACCAGTTCTGGTAGTCGTAGTCAGCATAAAACTGAGGCGCGGCAGTCTGGGCCTCGTTCGGCCAATAGCTGCGGCAATACTCGTAGGCCCGAGCAAAGATAGGCGATCCGTTGACAGTCATGCTGATTGTGTCGCGCCAGCGGTCAGGCTTCAGGTAGACAGCCACGCCAACGGATAAAGGGGTACTCACCGCTCGGATGAACCCCTGAATTTTAAGCTCTCGCGCAATCCTGCGCTCGCCCAATGTGATCAACCTAGGCAGTTGGTCGTAGACGATCTGGTCGCTATCTTGCGTGAAACCACGCTCAAGGTAGCGCCGCACGTCTACCAGCAAGCTGTCGTACGTCATGCTATAGCTCATATACACTCCATGGGTATTAGCCGCTGATTCAGCATGCGCCGTTTATATGATTATAGCCTTGAAACAAAGTTCAAGGCAACTTGTTACGCATGGAGTCCAGACAGGTACATCGTTTTCCCGCCCTCTTTTACTGCGGTCAAATCTTGCTTTTTTAGGTTTTCGGGGTCATAAGACACATGCACCCAGCCCGAGTCCGGCACGCCCCGAGTATAAAACTCAAGAATCAGTTGCGTATAGGTCAGATTTTCTCTAATCCACTCGGCCAGTTCGTGGTTTGGAACGCTTGGGATCTCAATGTCAGCGGCTCGGCCAAGGCAATGGTCGGACGTGCGAGAGCCGCCTACCTTGGCATTGACGTCAGAGCTTCGGTATCCAGAGTTCACTTTCACGCCTTTGCCAAAATGCTCGCGCACCGGCTGTAGCACCTTTTCGGCTAGCACCTGAAGGTTGGCAATCGTTGCTGCATTCGGCGTGTTGTCCATATCATGACGCAAAGCGGTTTCGCTTTTGGTCATTTCGGACAGCGAGAAGTGTTCGGTGAGGTTCATTTGACTGGCCCCGCCTTAGAAAGCAAATCGGTCTTGGCTTGTGAGCCAGCAGAGGAGCCAAAATAATACGCAATGATGCCCGTCCAAGCGGTAGACAAACTGCCCAGCATCATCAAAATAGTGGGGTTGTTGCCATCCACTTTGCCAAACAGCATCATCCCTAAGATGCCAAAAAACCCAACAGTGATGATTGCAGCCAGTGCCGGGGGGACAATTGAGCGTGTTGCAGCTTGCATGTCACGCGCAGACTTGCGGTCTTCAACTTCCAACTTTGCAAAGTTTAGGCCAAGCTCCTGCGCTTGTTTTTGAAGTTCAATTTCAGCAATCTTGACCTGAGCAATTTGCTCTGCTGAAAGTTTGTTGCTGGAGATTAAATCGCCAACCTTCTCAGGATCCACCCCTATGGCTTTTGAGATGGCAGATACGGCCATCCCAGCTAAGGGACCCCCTAGCGCCGTGGCGATTGTCGGCGCGATTTGTTTTAACCAGTCCATTACTGTTTACTCCTTGAAAGCATTGTTGCTGCAATTTGAAGCATGGCGCGGGTGCTGTCCATGTCTTCAGGCTGGGTCGCCCATCCAACTGTAATCTGTCCTACAAACCTCCCCGGCTCTGGAGGGACACTGATGCGGCAGGTATACGCAACACCTCTGGCAATATACCAAAGCCCCATTTCGCTCTGTGCAGATTTGTATTCTCCGCAAGGAATTTCACTTGCCATCAGCTTGACCACATCCGCGTTGTTGGCTGCGTTTTGCGTAAACAGCCCGACATCTAAGCCATCGTTTGTTTTGTCTCTGCCGTTCTTCCCATAAGCCCGATGCAAAACCCTTGTGCCAAACATGCTGTTGACTTTGAACACCGCCACCACCAAAGCGCCAGACTGCTTGAACAAAAGCGCCGCTGCGTCCTCAACTCTGTCCTCAGCAATGCTTGGAATCTTCTTTGACTCCTTGTACGCCCCTATCAATAATTCTTGGTTTGTATATACAAAGTACCCTGCAAAGGTCAGAACGGCCATGAGCACCATTGCAAACAGACGGAACGGGCTGCTGACATATGCCAGCACCTTGTCGATGATGCTAAGTTGTGCGTCACTTGCCATCAGCACTTCCCGCCGCACTGCTCAAAGATGCCAAAGACAAAGTACGTAATGGCCCCTAGCATGGCGGTGAACACCAGACCAAGCAAAGCCAACTCAATGACTTCATCAATCTCTTTTTTGCGCCTTTCAGCAAGTTCCTTTTCGCGCCTAGCATCGTGGGCCGCTTCAACATCCAGCGCTGCCGCCCTAGCTTTGATCTTGTTCCAGACGTCTACACGACCGCTTTGCATGAACATGAGTTCAAGCTGATTTTCAAACCTTTTCGCCTCATCCAAAATTAACTCGATTTGCAACGCAACCGACATGGATGATTTTGATTTTTTAGCCTGTACAGCGGCCTTTGTCGCTACCGCCTTGGCGTCCCAATACTTCCCAAGTACGGGGCCAAGACTGGATACGTCATCGACAGTCTTGCTGACCTTTTTGATTAGCGCAACTGCTGCTTGTATGCCTGCAAGGGCTGTTAGCGGATCTATCATAGTGGTCACCTAGCACTTGGTGTAGTTCTTCAAGGTCTGCTTGGGTATAACGCTGGTAGGTTGATTTTAAATCAGAAGGCATAGGCACCGCAACAATAGGGCCGCCAATCTCTTCAGCCACAGACAGGAACGATCTGGCAACTCCCGTTCCTACGTTCCAGATGCCTGACTTGGGCACATTGAAAAACGCCTTGTGTACGTCAATGACCGTCTGCACCGGCACAAAGTCACGCTTAAAGTCTGCGCTGCCCTCAAAAATCTTGATTACCCCAGTCTTGGCCTGTTCCCTAAACTTGTGGAATGGGGAGGCTTGGTCACCCTTGTGGTCTTCATGTGGGCCGTAGACGTTGAAGTACCTGAACAATTGCACGGGCGAGGTCGGCGTCATTTCATGAAAATACTGCTCCACCAGAACCTTTGACCAAGCGTACATGTTGGCTGGGGCTACTGAGTCAGACTCCTTGAACGTGGTGTTCTCTGGGCCGTAGACCGAGGCTGATGAGGCAATCTGTAGCGGGATCTCGTACTTCTGGCAGCGCTCCATTAGGGTAGTGGTGAAGTCCACGTTCTGCTGTTTGAGCGCAGGCCAGTCTTGGCAGCGAGTGTTTGAGATCGCGCCAAGGTGAATGACCATGTCCAGACCAACTAGGTTGTAGGCAGGCTCGCCCCACTCATACAGGGATAGCTCGTGATCGGCCAAGGCCTTGACCATGTTCTGCCCGATAAAGCCCTTGTAACCCGTAATCAGGATACGCATACCGTTCCCATGTAGGTGCAGGACTTGGCGGCTTTCTCGTTGGCAAACTGGATGGCGGCGTCCATGTCTTGAGTCTCAAGGTGATTGGCAACCAGAGCGGCCAAGAACACATCGCCAGCCCCGCAGACATCGACCACCTCAGTTGCTGGCGCACGATGCAGTTGCTTGAGATGCCCCGCGCCCTTGGCTCCGTAGGTCACGATCAGCATCTCTGGGTCTGGTAGGGAGGTTGACTCAAACAACTCTCGCTCGTTGATCTTGATGTAGATGCTGGGAAAGTCACCTAGATTGGGCTTCTTGGTGTCCATGTAGATCGGCCCTTTAAACGCCGCTCTGATAGCGTGGATCACCTCATCTGTAACGAAGCCCTTGTCGTAGTCTGAGATCACTATGGCGTCATAGTCGTAAGCGGCCTCAACCGTGTACGGCTCTGGCTCAACATCATGGTCTACGCGCAGCAAGTGGTCTTGGGTACGTAGATCTACGTACCGAATCTTGCGGGACATCTCGGACGGTACGCGCACATGGGCGGTAACTCCAAAAGATTTGAGGTTGGCAGCTACGTTGTACGCCATGCCCAGCCGCTCTTCGGTGCGGACAAATGTTAGCAAGGGCGCAGACGATTCGGGATTTACTCTCCGGATTTCGCCGTAGCGGTACTCATCTATGCAGGCATCACCAATGACTAGGACGCGCATTGACTATCTCCAGCTTCTACTCGATAGTTGTCTTCCACAGAATCCGCAGTAGAAACTTCAATGATGCTGCCAGCCTCAACGCAGACAAGCTGGTGAGGAAGCATGGGCGGGTTGTGCCACGTATCGCCTACGTTAAGAACATGCACAAACCGCTTGGCGGTCTTGGTGTCAATGATGATGACTTTAAACTTGCCGCTCTGCACATGCCAAGTCTCATCCTTGACGGCATGAAAGTGCATGGAGAACTTGGCTCCAGTATTGAAATTCAGCAGCTTGCCGCAGTACAGATCATTGGTTGCCCAAATGGTTTCGCTGCCCCAGCCCTTAGTCACGGTTCCCGTTAATCGCATAGATCATCCCAGTCGTTGAGTGGCCTTTAAGGTACGGAAGGATAGCAACTTTTACAATGTCGTTGCCAACTACTTGGTCTGGTAGATAGTCGCCGCCCTTGGTTATCAAGTCTATCTTGAGACGCTTGATTAGCTCGTATGGCGTGTCTTCTTCAAAGATGTAAACGGCGCTGACACTGCGCAACGCCAGCAGAACAGCCTTGCGGTCTTCTTGGTTGTTGATAGGCCTCTCAGACCCCTTCAACCTGCGCACCGATGCGTCCGAGTTCAGTCCAACAATCAACTTGTTGCCCAATGCACGGGACTGCTCAAGGTACTCCACATGGCCCCTGTGCAAAATGTCAAAGCAGCCGTTGGTGAAGACCGTGGTCATTACCTAGTCCTTGTCTGTCACGATAACGGCAACCTTGTCCACCCAGACCAGCCTGCCTTTACATGCTATGTTCCATTTGGTCTCACCGTGCTCGTGAGTACACTCTGTAAAAGTCTCGCCAATGATTCTTACATCAGAGGCGAGATGTTCGGCACCATTCTCAAAGATACGCCACACCAATTCTGAGCCATCATGTTTGGTGTTAAAGCGAACATGGTATTTATTCAATACCCATCTCTTTTCGTATTTTGGTTGCAGAGATGGCGTGAGTAGCATCGTCAAACGATTCCTGCTCAATCTTGTAGCCAACGTCTCGGCCATAGGTGATGTTTGTCACATTTGGGACTAGCTGCACAATGTACTGCCCTTGGTACAACGGGTCTAAATCGCGCTTGATAAGCTGTTCGACTTGAGTCTTTTCAAAAGGATTGGAGCCGTTCCAGCCTTGGCAATCCCTGATCTGAATGACCACTTGACCCGTCTTGGCGATAGCCCTGTCAAACAACGCACGATGGCCTTTGTGCCACGGTTGCCAGCGGCCTAGCATCTGCACGGTTTCTTTCTTCCAATCAAACACGGGGCGGCGGCGTTCGTCAAGGATGTGCCGACCAATGAACTCTGCCCACTTCTCGGCGTCTTGCTCAGTGACCCTGAAGTCGTACTGTTCTGGTGGAACAAACGCCTTGTTGGTGTCATCAAACCGGCTCTGCTCGATGGTGTCTACCCACACAGTCCAGTCGGCCTTAAAGTTGTTACGCATCTCAACCAAGGGGGCTACAAAGTCACAGATTACATAGTCGCCAGTGGACTTCAGCGCAAACTCTGCCATGCGTAGCGATTGACGAATGCGACCCTCTTTGGAAAAGTCCCAGTCGTTAAAACGCTTGCGGATTTCGTCAGCGTTGAACCAGTCTACTTTGCTGGTGTATGCAATTGGTGGCAACTCCAAATGCAACATTCGCTCTAACGGCATAGTGTTTACATTGGAGTTTTCTTCAAGGTACTTCTTCAGCGCCGTTGCAAGAAAAGTCTTGCCCGAACCGGGCAGGCCCATGATTAAGATTTTTTTCATGCCATCAGCGCATCAAGTTCATCATGAGTTGTGGCAGCTTCGATGGCGGCGACTCTAGGAGCGATGGCAGCTTGTGCAGCGGCAACAGCAGCAGGATCGTAGGTTGCTGGATTGCGCATCTGCTCTTGGACAACTTGCTGGAAGCTGAACGAAGCGTTGGCTTTCATGCCAGCTTTGCGGTCTTCAACTGGGATGTCGTAGGTGCCGTACACAATCTGCACTGGATCAGTGGTCAGGTCAAACGTGTGGGCCGTGTAGCCTTGACGGTGCGCTGTGATAGCTGGACGGACTTCAACGGCTGATTTCCAACCGTCTTGACCCGCTGGTGGTGGGGTGTCCCAGCAGTCTGTAACTTCGTTGTTTTGGATGCGAACATAAAGTGCCATGATGATCTCCTATGAGTTGAAAAAATATGATTTTACGGGGCTTTGAAAGCAGTCATTGAATCGCGGTTGGCACCGACCCTTGACCACGTGGTTAACGCGCCAACTTGAGTCGGAGAAGAGCGGTCAGTTGTATTTCCAAGACCTAATCTTCCGTATTGGTTGCTACCCCACGCATAAAAAGCACCACCTGTTGTAATGGCCCCAGTAAAGTCTGATCCAGTGGCAATTTGTGACCAAGTCGTCAACGCACCTATTTGCTTGGGAGAGCTATAGTAGGTTGTGTTTCCAAGGCCTAACTGACCATAAAAGTTATTGCCCCACGACCACAGTGTGCCATCAGTCTTGGAGGCGATGGTAAAATTAGAGCCTACATTAATAGTTGCCCAAGCAGTAAGCGCCCCAATCTGTACCGGGCTAGAGCGGGAAGTTGTATTGCCCGACCCCAACTGACCAGAAGAGTTATTTCCCCAAGCCCATAACGTGCCGTCTGTTTTAAGGGCGGCAGAAAAATTGCTGCCAATAGCAGCCTTAAGCCAATTAGTAAGAGCGCCAATTTGTTTGGGGCTAGAGTAACTGGTTATATTACCCAACCCTAATTGGCCTGTTCCATTTTCCCCCCACGACCATAACGTACCATCTGTTTTAGTGGCAACAGCAAACGCCTGCCCCGCAACAACAATATACCAGCTTGTTAGCGCACCTATCTGTTTAGGCGATGAGTAATATGTTGCGTTATTAAGACCCAACTGTCCTTGGTTATTTTTGCCCCATGACCAAAGCGTTCCATTTGTTTGCGTTGCAACGGTGAAATATTCACCACTGGCTACAGAAAGCCAATTAGTCAACGCGCCAACTTGGTTTGGCGATGAGCGGCTTGCGGTGCTTCCTAAGCCCAACTGACCATTAGTACCAATGCCCCAGACCCATAAAGTGCCGTCTGTTTTAATTGCGTTTGACCTAGCATAAGCATTTGGCTGACTAAAAATAGTTTCCCACGTAGTCAGTGACCCAATTTGTTTTGGGCTTGAGTAATACGTGGTGTTGCCCAAACCTAACTGACCAGTAGCGCCAGAACCCCATGTCCACAATTGTGCCGCATTGGGCGTGACACTGTTACTTGCCGCACTAGCTGGGCCAGCGCCCGAAGCGTTTGACGCTGTTACGGTGAAGGTGTAGGCGGTTCCGTTTGACAAGCCGCTAACTACAATTGGAGACGCCGTCCCAGTACCCGTTAAACCTCCGGGACTTGATGTAGCCGTGTAACCCGTGATTAGTGCCGGGATTCCCGCATAAGTAGGGGCCGTAAAGGTTATAGATGCGTTCCCGTTTCCAGCCGTAGCAGTACCAATTGTTGGCGCACCGGGTGGGCTGGGCCAAGTCTCCAACGCCTTAGCGTTAGCTTGACCCGCGAGACTCCAGATGCCTGAGTATTGGACGCCTGTGATTGTTGAGGTTACTGGCATGGTGTTCTTTTAGTAAAGAAGGGCAGTGGTGAACTTATAGCTTGTGGAGGCAGACAACCAAGTTGTCAACGAACCAATTTGCACTGGGCTAGAGCGGTTTGTTGTGTCGCCCAAACCCAATTGACCATTAGCATTAAGTCCCCAAGACCACAAAGTCCCATCAGATTTTGAAACAACGGTAGTGTAAAAACCGCAAGCCGTATTAAGCCAATTAGTCAAAGACCCTACTTGTTTGGGGCTTGAATAACTTGTTGTATTGCCTAAACCTAGCACACCATTCAAACCACTACCGGATACCCAAAGCGTGCCATCAGTTTTGGTAGCAATTGTATTTTGAGCGCCACCCGCTATGGAATACCAAGTTAATAACGACCCAACTTGCTTTGGGCTTGAATAGTATGTAGTGTTTCCAAGACCTAATTGCCCCGTTCCATCACCGCCCCAAGCCCATAATGAGCCATCAGTTTTAATTGACAACGAATGATAATTGCCGCCCGAAATTTTTGACCAATTTGTTAACGAACCAATTTGTGCAGGGCTAGAAGTGTTAGCTGTCGTGCCAAGGCCTAATTGACCTTGCGGGTTATAGCCCCACGACCAAATAGTTCCATCTGTTTTAATAGCCAAGAAATGTCGCAAGCCGCCAGCAACTGTAACCCAGCTTGTTAGTGCGCCCACTTGTTTGGGTGAAGAGTAGCTTGTTGTATTACCCTGCCCTAATTGACCGTAAATATTACGGCCCCACGACCACAATGTTCCGTCCGTTCTAGTGGCAATACACGCATAATCTCCAGCGGCAACATTAAGCCATGTTGTTAACGCGCCAACCTGTTTTGGTGAAGAATAATTTGTGGCATTATTTAACCCAAGTTCTCCGTTACTATTTTGGCCGCAAGTCCACAAAGTTCCGTCTGTTTTAACAGACGCGGTAAAAGCTCTTCCGTTTACGATACTTTTCCAATTTGACAGACTACCAACTTGTTTGGGAGATGAGTAGTCCGTTAAGTTGCCCAGCCCTAATTGCCCATATGTGGCTTGTAAACCCCAGCCGTACAAATACGGGAAATAAGTATTGGTCGTGACTTGCACCGCCAAGGGATTGAACCCCGGCTTATTTATACCGGATGCGTATCGAAAGCTCATGCAACGCTCCTTATTTTGGCTGCGGAGATTTTCCGTTTAGTTTCTTCGGAGTGCTTACGCCCAAAAAAAGAATTCTTTTCACCAGCCCCAAAGCCTTCTGGACGTTTCTTACCAAACATTGGATGGTTAGCGCCTGACTTGACGGCTTTCATTTTTTTGATGGATTCAGGTGTGTGTTTGCGACCAAACCAGTGGCTATCTTCACCACATACACCATACAACCAATGCTTGTCGCCAAGACGAGACTCGGATATTTTACGTTTGGTTTCTTCGGTACGTTTCTTGCCTGTGTTTTTTGCAACTCTTTTTGCAATAGATTCTGGCTCTTGTAGAAAACCAGCAACCCAGCCTTGTTTGGCATTCTCTGGCTTGAGGTTCGCCCACTCTACAGAATTGACCACATCATGTTCCGCTGAAAATTGTAAAGCTACTTGAGAGCACTCTTCTATGTCATCAAATTCGCCCAGCACACACGTCATCATTTGACTGCCATGTTTTTCCAAATGCGCCATCCAATACAAACCAGAACCCAAATAGATGTACGGGTCTTTGGTTGTCACGCCAAGATACTTCAATCCAGTATCTGCGTGGCGTTTAATGTAAAGAGCTATGGTCATGCCGATGCAACAAGTTTTAACGGATTGCTACCGTACTTCTTAGATAAACTGCTTTTTACAGCATCAAATGGGTGCGTCCACTCGCCAAACATTTCTTGTCGGAATAGTCGCATATCGTTGTAGTAAATGCAAGATGCCAAACCATCATCAGCATAAATGTCCATGCAGTGCAGGAAGTAGGGCATGACTGGTGTCACCACCCACGTCTCAACGCCCATAGCGGCTGCTAGGTGGCTCACTGAGGTGCATGACGAGATAACCAAGTCGCAGCTTGCCGCTGCCTGACGGGTGTCTTCCCATGTGTCCAGCTTGACCTGCTTAACCCAACCCGGAGCGGCCTCAACGCCTGCGTCACGTTGCAAGCTGATGAACTCAGCATCTGCGTCCTTGACAGCGGAGAACATCAACTCGTATGGGAAGGCTTTGTGATGCTCATGCTCAAACTGGGTCGAGCCTTGCCAGCGAAGGCCGATGCGCTTCTTGCGGCCCTTGATGGTGATTGGCTTGGTGATGTACGGAGCGCCAGAGATGTCCCGCACCTCAAAGCCCAGATGGACGATGGCCGACATGCCAGCAACCCAGAAGTCATGGTAAACCCCAAACACTGCCTCGTGCTGGATGACTGAGGACACACCCTCGACATCAACAAACAGCGATGCGAGTGAGCCAGTGCAAGCCACGATGACCTTGCAACCCTTGGCCGCGATGTACTTGGCGTAGCGCACTTGGTGGATCTGGTCGCCCAGACCGCCTTCAAGGTTGAGCAGGACGATGCCCTTGCTCTTACCGTCCCACTGCTGTGTGGGCACATCAGGGCGCTTGTTGCCGAACACGCCAGCCACACGGCCCCTGTCCATCAACTGGTAGCCCTTTTGGATCTGGCCTTGGCGCAGGTAGTAC